TAATCGCCTAACAGCAATAGGTGCTTTAATTGAGACTACTAATTTTCTTAGTTTAAAACCAGACCGTAAAAAAATATTAAAAGAAAATATGGTATGGTGTAATCAAATTTATAAACAATACACAAATGAAAATTAAAAATTTAGACCGTTGGTCTGATGGTGATTATTATCCAAAAAAACAAAAAATCAAACGAACAAAACCTCGTAAAGATAATTTGGATGGTATAAAAAAAGGTCGTACGTTTAAAACAACTAAAAAATAATATTATGGCTTACGAAAGACAAATAGATGAACATTTAGATAGATTAGATCAATCATTAGCGCGTTTACACACAATGATTAAAAGAGGTGAAAACTCAGCTGCTAGTCGCTTTATGTTAGAAGGAGAATTAAAAGAGCGTTTTGAAGAACTTAGAAATATAATAAATATATCTCGCACAGGTAATTATGGTGCTAGGGGAGTTCAAAATACACGTCCACTTTAATAAATAATAGGTTATGTTATCAGCAGAAAAAATCCAATCAAATTGGGAGCGTTATTTAAATGAAATTAAAACAAATATATCTAAAGAAAGAGCAGATATATTAATCCCATTTTTTGAGAAATACCAAGAACGTTTTATGATGATGCCAGCAGCAGCTAAAAATTGGCACCATTCAGCATTTGCTGGTGGTTATGTTGATCATGTTTTACGTGTATATGATTGTGCAAACGAATTATATAAAACATGGAAAAATATGGGTGGAGATGTATCTACATACTCTGTTGAAGAAATGCATTTCGTTGCTTTATTCCATGATTTAGGTAAAATGGGTCAGCAAGAAGGTGAGTATTATCAACCAAATGATTCACAATGGCACATAGATAAATTAGGTCAGGTTTATAAATTTAATACTGACATACCTGCTATGAAAGTACCAGAACGATCTTTATTTTTATTACAAGAAATTGGTTGTAAAGTAACCCAAAATGAATACATTGGAATTAAAATACATGATGGTTTATATGATGAATCTAATAAGTTTTATTTTATGTCAGGTCAAAAAGAAACAAAATTAAGATCTCACTTACCTATATTAATGCATCAAGCAGATCATATGGCCGCTCAAATTGAATTTGAAATTTGGAATAATGCTACTAATGCGGTACCAAAAACAAGCAAACCTAAAAATGCTAGTAAAGGTGATAAAACATTAAGAGCAGCTAAAAAAGTAAACGCAGAAAACAACCCAAAATTAGCATCAGCAACACTAGATGTTATAGATTCATTCTTTAAAGATTAATAATGATTACACTTAGTATAGTATTAGCAGTAGTAATAACAGCTTCTTTTTTTGTTATTAGAAATTTAATTGTAAAAAACGAACGTTTAGAAGATTTTATTTCTAAACAAAGTGAAGCAATTACCGCTTGTGATAAAAGGTTACAAGAAATAGATGATAAAGGTATATTTTATGCTGATGACCAAATAGGTTGGTTTTTTAAAGAAGTACAAAAAATACAAGATGCATTAAACGAATTTACCCTTAAATAGTCCCTTAAATGTCAAATGAAAAAAAACAAGAACCGGCTACCACCGGTTCTCTTACTCCCGAACCAGTTGTTAAAAAAAGACGAGGTAGAAAACCATCTAAAAAGCAATATTTTACTTCAGACGTAGATACTGCTATAAAAGAATACTTAGCGTCATCTAATCAAGCAGAAAGAGATGAAATATATCGTACTCGTATAGCATACGCGTTTTATAAATTAGCTGAAAATCTAATACATACATTTAAATTTTATTATACAGAAGTTGAATCATTAGAAGATTTAAAACATGAGGTTTGTTGTTTCTTCTTAGAAAAATTGGATTATTTTAAACCAGAAAAAGGATCTAAAGCATTTTCATATTTTTCAATTGTAGGTAAAAATTATCTTATATTATACAATAATAATAATTACAAAAAGAAAAAAGCCAAAGTAGACCCTACAGCAGCCGATGAAGACGAAGGTGTATTACGCCAGTTAGGTAGAGATGATCGTAAAAAAGATATAAAAGACTTTATAGATTATTATACTGAATATGTCGATAAACATATGTTCACTTTATTTAAAAAAGACCATGATAGGAAAGTATGTGATGCTGTAAATATATTATTTAAGCGAAGAGAAAACTTAGAAATATTTAATAAAAAAGCACTTTACATTTATATAAGAGAGATGACTGGTGTAGAAACTCCTGTAATCACTAAAGTAACAAAAGTACTTAAAAAATTATATAAAAGACTTTATACTGAATATGCCGAAACAGGATATGTAAAAGTTTAAATTTTCCCATATTTATAATAAAATAGTATGGATCCATTAAACCAAATATTATTTGATGATATTTCTTTCTCTGATTTATTGAAAGATATTCACGGCAATCAAAAGAAAAAAGCCAAACAACTAGCTTCTTTAATTGCTGAGTTAAAACCATTAGTACAATCTTTAGGTGACGCTACTGTTGTAGTTCCATTAATAAAAGAATATATGGAAATTAGTGTAAAAAACGATGATGCATTAATTAAAATGGCAGCCATTGTACAACGCTTATCTACAGGAACAGCAAATTCAGGTGATGGTGGATTATTAACAGAAGATGAAATGGCTCAGCTTCAAGAATTAACTGAAGAAATAGCAAAAACTGTTGAATCAGAACCTAAACAAATAGAAGCACCTGAACAAGATGGCGATAGTTAAGTCAAATAAAAGCAACCAAAAAATATCAGTATCTAGTGACAGAAAATTAATAGTTGTTAGAGTACTTGATATTATATTAGATTTAAACCACCCTAAAGCAATTGAACTAGGTGGTTATGATTCTATTGGGACTATTTTTTATACAAAATTAGATGATAATACCCCTTTAGAAAATTCAGAAACCGCTAACATAGCTAAACCTTTATTTACACACTTAAAATATTACCCTTTAATTAATGAAATAGTTTTAATTTTATCTACTAAAGATAAAAATATCTATAGTGGCAACTTTTTATCAACTTATTATTTACCCCAAGTAAATATATGGAACCATCCACACCATAATGCTCTTCCTTCTTTAAAGGGATTAGGAGAAGAAAACACATCTAATGATTATCAACAAACAGAAAATGGTGTAGTTAGAAAAGTAGATGATGGGGGTACAGATATAACTTTAGGAAAATATTTTAGCGAACAACTAAATATAAAACCCTTATTACCTTATGAAGGTGATATGATTATTGAAGGAAGATTTGGTAATTCTATTAGATTTGGCTCTACTACCTTAGGAGATACTATACCTGACGAAAATAAAAACAGATGGAGTGAAGGCGGCCAAACAGGTGATCCTATCACTATTATTAGAAATGGCCAATCAGAAGATTTAGATGAAAAAGGATGGGTACATACAATAGAAAATATAGATGGTGATGCATCAAGCATTTATTTAACGTCTAATCAACAAATAGCTGGTTTTATTCCTGCTTCTTTAAATCAAAAATCATTTGGAGCTAATTTAGAACAACCACAAACAATAGAACAAAAATTAACAGATCCTACTTTAAATACCGTTACTGAACCTGAATTACCCGAAGAAGAAGAACAAATTGAAACAATACAAGATGAACCTGTAGATACTCCACCACCAGTTCAAGAAGAACAATCTCAAGAAGAACAATCTCAAGAAGAACAATCTCAAGAAGAAGACGAACTTTCCCCATTTGATCAATTAGCAGAAGAAACTGAAGTAGGTTATTATGAGGTAGAAGAAAACACAGATAACCATGCTATATCTGTTAGTGATACATCTTTTATATTAAATATAGAATTCAATGATACAACAGGAGATATAGATACAGGTATAGAAATAGGAAATAGAGGGTTTATATTAAAACATTTTTTAAAGTCAAACACTGCTGAAAAATTTAATATAAATAATGCACCAGGTATTGATACTTCCCCCACCAGAGATCAAGTTATTAATAACCTAAAACAATTAATGGAAAATGTAGGTGACAAAATATTTGATCAATATCCTAATATGGTAATAACATCAGGTTATAGATGTATTAAATTAAATGAACAATTAGGGGGTTCTTCAACCTCGGAACATGTTTTTGGGTATGCTATAGATTTTCAAGTACCTGGTGTTTCTACAAAAGATGTATTTAATTGGTGTTATAATAATTTACCTTCTTGGAGACAATTGATATGGGAATTTCCTGAAAAAGAATCAAACTCGTGGATTCATATATCTTACCAACTAGCAGGAAATACAAATAGAACAACTTTAGCTTCTAATAAAGAAGAAGTTCATAATGTCTATGGGGGAACAAGACGAGGAAGTAGTAACAAATATCAAGATGGAATAACAGAAGCAAAACTAGCATAAAATGGCATACGTACCAGAATCACCATCAACATATCAAGGAAAGCAAGTAATAATAAATTCTGATAGATTATTATTTAATGCTAAAGATGATTCTATCCTTTTATTCTCAGATAAAGCTATAGGATTTAGTACAAATGGAAGTATTCATTTTGATACAAGTGAAAATAGTGAAAGTAAAATAGTAGTTAACTCTCCTAATATCTATTTAGGTTTACAAACAAATGGAAATTTACCTACAGAACCTGTTCTTTTAGGAGATAAAACAGGACAATTATTATCTGATATATTAGATGTAATAGATGGTTTAATGGACGATATGATTTACAAAGTATCATTCATAACAGGTGCACCAGGTACTCCAACAGCCCCTAATCCTGCTAATGATGGATTATTAGGCACAAGACGAGCTGAAATAGTTCAATTAAAAAATCAAATAGAAGATATTAAAAGTAAAATAAGTAAATTAGCATAAAATGGCAGTAGCAGCAATACAATCTTTACTAGAGAATGGCATAGATAAAAAAATATTTGAAGCTAAAAATGAGCTAAGGGAACAATCTAATAAACAAGTAGGAAAAGTAAGAGAACAACTCCCTACTGAAGAACAGATAAAACAACAATTTAAATCTAATGTTTGCAGTCCACAAACAGAACAAAAACTTACAGCCAACTATAATAAACTAAAAAATAAGGTAAATAGATTAAAAAATCAAGTATCAAGAGGCAAAAGTAAATTAGATAAAATACAAGAAAAATTAAATAAAATAGTCGAACAAATAATACCTAAAATACATGCATTATTAAAATTATTGGAAACAATAATAAAAATAGCTAAAGTACTTATAATAGCTTTAACAGCTTCATTAGCTATACCAGGTGCACCCATCCCTAAATTATTAGATTTAATAGATAAAGCTAGGGTAAAAATAAAATTTTTTGATAGTGCTATCAAAGCATTAGGTAAATCAATATTAAAATATAGTAAAAAAGCATTAGCTGTGTTAGTCATAGTACCAGCAGCTATAGCTGCGTTAGTAGCTTTAATTAGTTTTATTGATTTTTTATTAACATTATTAGAATTATCATACCTACAATATTTACAAAAATGTAATATAGGGGGAGATGAAATAACAG